ATTCCACTAGCTGCCACAGCTCTTAAATATGACTTAATTGCTGCTTTGTGTTTTTTAGATAGTTTCATTAGTTACCTTTCAGTAGTGGGATGTTGAACTTCTCGCCAGTTTGGTTTGGCTTAAAAGAAATGTGAATGTGTTTATCATGTGGGTTAATGCCGCGATATTTGACCCATCGCCACAATGATCTTTTTGAGCATATTTTCCTGCTAAAAATTATGTAAGATATACGCTTATCTTTTTTTGCTGAAAGTCGAAGCTGATCTGCCAAATCATAACTAATCCCTTGTTGGTCAGATAAGCCAGCGTCAATGTCAATCGCGCAAACTTCTCCGTTAGGTCTTGGGTTGTGATCGGATTTTCTAGATGCGTGCTTATTATCGCCGATCCATCCATCAGCTTTCCTGCTCCGACCCACAAACGCTCCATTTATTTGGTCGCGTAGTGTTTCAGCAGCTTTAGATAGGTAAGGCTTCATTACTTAGGAACTTTTGGTAATTCCAAGTCATCAGCCAATACATCTTGAGATGGTAGATCTCTTAATGCTTGGCGATATTCAGCCCATTTAATTACATCAACTGGAGCATCTGGAAGTTGAGTCCAATCGGTCTTTGCTAATTCTGCATTACGCCATAATCTAATCTGTTCCCATTTTTGTTCATTAGTTGCATCTGGATAAAATTGATTAAATTGAAATTTCATGTTATGCCGCCAAATAAGTTAGAGTGAACACGATACTATCATTTACCGCCCAAGTATGTGGAACTGTTGCAGTAATACCTGCTGTTTTTAAGTAAGTAGCATCTGCTCTATCTACTTCTAAATATACAGTTGTAGCATCACCATTCCAAGCAGTTCCCCAATAAGTTACAGTTCCATAATCTGCTAGAAATAATTTCGCAGTATTATAAATATCAGCTGCTGAAACTGGCAAAGTCATCGACGGATTTGAACCAACAGAACTTGTTGAACCTAATGTAAAATTGAAATAAACTGTAACTATTTTTCCAGTTTGTGCATATTTAGCAGTTAAAGTTCCGTTACCTACTGTTAAATTTGTAAGGGTTGGTGTGTATGTTGTAACTGTTGGGCCAGAAATAGTGCTCCATGCTGGAACTCCACCACTAACAGTTAAAACTTGACCAGTAGTTCCAATTGCAAGTCTTGTGTTTGTGTTAGCTGTTGCTGATCTATAAGAAATATCTCCAAGAGTTGTTTCAGGATTTAATGCTTTAATACGATCATCTACTGCCTGACCAAATATGTCAAAATCAGCAGGTAAATCTTTAACAAGATCTGTATTCGTTGGCATTGCAAACGAATAATTGGTTGTTGGATTTGCCATTGTTCTCCTATACTCAGGCTACTATTGTAGCGTATTGCCATTGCAAAGTTGGGTCTATTGTGTTCCAAGCCTCAACAGCAGGAACATCTTGCCATCTCATGGATATTTGACTGAAGGCTGTTGGGGATACATTGATAGTCAGAAATAGTTCGTTAAACCTAGTGCTCCAAGACCAGCCCTCAACATAACCTTCAAATTGCCCGCTCGATATTTGATCTGGCAAATTTTGGATATTTACAGGCATTCCCATAAATACGCTTAATAAGTCATCGCGATCAGCATTATCAATTTCTGGATTTGTAATTGGAAATGTAATCGATTGAAATGTTGGCTGGGGGTTAGCTCTTTGCTCAATATATCTATCAGCAATTGCCTGAGCATCATTAGAGCCATGTACTCGTGAATTGATGGTTTCTGCTTTGTAGCCATAGGTGGCAATACTTGCTGTATCACTAGCAGTAACCTGTGAATTGTAATTATTGCCATAATTCAAATAAATATCATTTCGCACATCTGCCGATCTCATAATTGTAGATAATCCAGCACCTAAAGCATGGCTGGCATCTAAATCAATATAGCCATTTATTGCTAAATAATTTTGCCGATGGTCTGCATCCGCATAACCTATATTTCCTGCATTGTCCTCATATAAATAACCAAATGCTGAATTTGCAATATCAGCTGCAACATTATAAACAGTATCCGTTATATTAGATTGTGATGACATTGTATAAAGACCCGGAGTATCAATTTCTCCTAAGCCTTGAACCTCTGCATCTTGCCATTGTGTAGTTGGGTCGTAAGTATTCCATTGAGTTGCTGCTGGAACCTCATTCCATGAATCAGCTAACACACTAGATAAAATTGTTTCTATTTGGTTACCATCTTCATCTTGAGAAAGATTTTCATTAAAAATTTCTTTGGTTAATTTTGCAAGTGAACCCATTGCTAATAATGTATATTCAACAACTGTGGCCTTAGATCCAGTAGCACCAACTGCAACAGTTACATCGGTAATATCTCCACCAAATAGGCTTACATAAGTTCCTGAAGTATCTTTGACCTGTAAATCTAAACTGTCATTTATATCAAAAGGTAATGTTTGACCGCTTAATGCTAATAATGTGATTTGAATATAAGATGGAAGTGGCTGTTGATAAATGTCTGTGCGACCTGCCTGATGCTGAACATCGGCAATAGTTATGTCAGTATAATCAACCCCACCGACAGTAAGTTTCCAGTCTGGTGTAAAAACAGTCATTATCTATCCCTAAGAGCAGTCGTACTTCTAGCTGCTTGACTGTTTAAGGTTTGTGCAACAGCTCTAGCAGCACCCTCGCCATCGATAGCATTGACAGTTAAATAAAGTGGATTGCCTGATCCATAAGTAAAGTTTGATCCACCCTGTGGAACTGATGGTAAAGATGATCTGCTTGCTGATGGAGCAGGATTTGGAATTGACCCGATATTGACTCTTGGTAATATATTAACAATTCTAATTAACTCATTTGCTAAAGATACAACTAAGCCAATTGCTTCTCTCACAAATGTAATAAATCCTTGAACTATACCTACAACAGTTGATATTGCTCGACCAAAACTTTCTGCACCTCTTTGAGTTTCATTTAGACCATCATTTAATCCACCAGCACCAGTTAATCCTGCAATAAATGCGTTTAATGTTGGAATACCTGTGTCATTTAAGAATGAAATAAATTGCTCAACTGCTGGCAATAATGCAACGCCTAGACTTTCCTTTGCTTCATCAAATCCAACTTTTAAGCGATCAATTTTGCCTTGAAATGTTTCAGCATTTGTAGCTGCTGCGCCACCATAAAGATCGGCAAGTTTTTGTTGGATTTCTGTGAATGTTAAAGTTGCTAACTCTGTCTTTGATAAGCCGAGTCCTAATCTGCCAAGTGAAGCAGTATTACCATCTTGAGCGCGACCTAAAGCATTGGCTACTTGCTCAAGTTCTAATCCACGACCTTTTGAAATATCTAAAGCAAGTGCTAATAATCTTTGAGCCTCGCCTGTGTCTTTTGTAGATACTGCCAATCTTTGCATGGCTGGTCGCAATTGATCATCGGCTACGCCTGTCGCTAATGAAGTCTGAAGGATAAAGTCCTCAGTTGCCTTTATTTGGCTTTCAGTAGCCCCTGTGGCCTGTCTTAAGGCATTGGCTAACCTTAACTGTGCCTGTTCATCCTCTATTGCAGCCTTGACCCCATCAATGGCTAATTTAGTGCCATAAGCAACGGCAGCAGCAGCAGCTACGGCAAATGCAGCAGCAGCCTTCTTTCCAAATTCTGAAATCTTGCTTGAGTTAGTTTCAACGGCTTTATCAGCATCGCCTAACTTCTTTTTTAAGTCATCAACATCAGCAAGGATTGATAACTTTAATGTGCGATTACCGGTTGCCATTAGACCCATTCCTTAATGATGCGATCAAAACTTTGTTCCCACTTGTTAATCAATTCAGGCTGAATTCTGCGAAGGGTTGGATAAATGATCCATCCGCGAGATCCACGACCTTGCCTTCCAGAATATGCAGGGAACTGTTTGAATTTATTGGAACCAAACTCAATGCCACCCCATAGGGTTTGTGTAGTAGCACCACCTGAAAACTTTTGGCGTGCGAATCCATAACTGAATTCACCGATTTTGCTTGACTTAGAAATGCTAACGCCATCCGCGACTCTTTGCGCAACTGCGCCAGCTTTTGTTCGACCTCTAGCTGCTTGTTTAATTTCCTCAGATGCAAAATACGCCAGAGCAGCAGATTGACGGCGTGCTTCATCAGTAGCTTGTTCATCCATAAGTTTGAAAGCCTTGTAAATGTCGCGTAGGTCTTTTTTGTTATAGG